GTTGGCCGAAGCAGCCAAGCCAAGCGCACCCGCCGAACCCTGCTGCTGCGTGAAGCCGATGGAACCCGACTGGGCGGCGCTGTCATTGCCGGACAACTGGGTAGCGCCGAAGCTGGTATTGCCCGCCACAGCCGAGGACTGTTGGCCGGTGACACCGATCAGGGCTGCGCTGGACGCACCCGCCGACTGGGAGCCGACCTGCGACTGTGCAGCGGAACCGAAGCTACCACTGGCAACGCCGAGGTCAACGGCGGCGGCAGACAGGGACAGGACGGACAGAGCAACCGCGAGAAGGAAACGCTTCATGGTGAATCTCCTTGAATGGGGGGCGGGATTTATCCCTATCGGTGCCCCCAAGCCCAATAGGGATTTTTCTGGAAAGGATTTTGTGGAAAAGCTCGGTCAGTTCTTGAACACTTTTGCCGACTTCCCATCGCTACCCGTGATGATAGCTTCCGGGGGGTACTGAACCGACTGTTCGCTGCGCTGCGACTGCTGGACACTGGCGGCAGCAAACTCTGACCGGATTGGCTCGGCTCCTACAAGGCCCAAAGCCTCGCAAGCATGTTGGCTGGACGGCGGGTTTTCACCCCGGCGAGCGTTGCTCTCCGAAGTGCATAGCTCCCATACCATCATTGCCATGAGCTTTTCGCTGGCTTCGATGCTGCCGAGATTCCGGGCCGTCACAGCCGCTACGCCGAATTTCTCAGCACGGCGAAGGCTTTGGCAGTTGCCGTCCATCTTGGGGCCACTTGCACCGAGGCTAATGCCGAAGCCACTTGCACCCGCCGCAACGGTGCCGCCGCAGTAGTCACTTGAGAAGCTGACAGCCGCCGCCAATGGCACGGCGGTATTCGTGCGTACAGTGGTGTTGGTTTCACGGGGGATTTGCGTACCCTGAAAGGTCAGGCTGGTAGCCTGCTGGTTTCCTTGGGTGGCCGACTGGCCCTGAGACTGGCTCTGGCCTTGGTCGGAGAAGGCTCCGGCGCTGCTGACACTGGCGGAGTCTGCTTCTGCGTTGCTGTTGGCGTTGGTATTGACGTTGTTTTCAACGGCTGGAGTGAGAGGGATGGAAACGTCAGGTGTTACGTCTTGGGCCGCTGCAATGCCCGTCAGGGACAGCAGGACGAGGGCCAGAAGGGACTTGTGCATGGTGGAATTCCTCGGGGTCAGGGGGCGGGAGGATGATTCTGGCATGGTCGCCCCCAAGGCGCTGCCAGATCGAAACCAGAGCTTAACGAAGGGATTCAGGGTTGTCAAGCGTTATTTGACCGTTTATCGGCTCAGTTTCGGGGGTCTTGGCCGCCGTGACCGTTCGATTTTTCGCGTAGCTCCGTACTGGAAGGGGGTGCTGCGTATGTTTGCGGCTTCAAGTTGTCATAGGCATTCTCCAGCATCCATCTTACGGTGTCCGGCCCCATGAAAAACACTGTGCCGCCTCTCCACTCATGAGCGGTCGGAGACCAGTAGGTAGCCTCGGGGCCGTTATGAGCATAGATACGCCCGTCAATATAGCATAGGATATCCGTGGAGTTGCGGGCCGCTGCCATATCCCTGTGCCATTTCTTCTGTGACGGGAGTACATGAATACCATCCCGCCACACCTTGCACTCCAGCCAAAGGGTTACACCGCCGCGCGATAAGATCAGATCAACAATACCGGGGCTGGTCAGCGGGGATTCTACATGGTCAACGTGCCAGCCGTTTTCCTCGGCCACGGCATGTATGTACCGGCGGAAGTCATTTTCATCTTTAATCTTCTTCGGCATTTTCATCATCTAACTCCATGAAAAGGGGATATTGTTTAGCTAGGGCTTCTTCTAGTAAATCGGGGCGTATCCTTTTTGTTATCGTTACCTTTGAATCTGGCTCTCCGGGGTACTTTCCTGCGCCTATTTTAAGCAGCCTTTTCTTGACACGCTGGCGCACCATGCCTAAATCAATCAATCGGTTCTTGAAATCTCCGTCTGTGCCTATGCCACGACCTTTGGAATGATAGCGTTGGTAGTATCGCCTGAAATCAGTGTATAGATTTGCGGCTTCAATCCATTGCTCTCCCTTGAAGGTTACTACGGGGAATTGAAAGTCCTTAGTTGCCCCCTCAATCATGGTCTCATCTTCGTTCGCTTTGATGAACGTCTGCCGTACCCATTCGACAAAGGCAGCTTCCATTGAATCTGCATTGGTCAATTTCCGCTGTTCCACAAGTTCGTCTGTGACCATCGCACGGGAAAGGCTGTGCGTGATTTTTCTGGAGAGGAAAAAATACAAAATCCTTCCGAGATATTCGGGGTTGTTCGGGAGGTTCTGATTGGTCTTTCCCATGAGCGGCATAAACTTGGCCCAATAGGCGTCGTCTTTCATGTAATCATCACTAACCCTCAACACTAGAAAACGGCGACTGTCTTGGCCTGCCGGGATAACCCAGTTTTCATTGGCCGTAAACATGAGGAAAAGGCAGTTCTTCTGTAGCCAATGTTTTACGTTCTTGTCGCTCCAGTCAATCGGGGATTCGGTAATCAGCGCCTTGAGCCTTTCAGCCTCGCCTTTATGGGCTGAGAATATGGCTTCCTCGCCCGATACGAAAATCATATCCGCCATGCCGCCTGCATATGGCCCTAGTAAATGGTCTCGGCTAGAGACTTTCGCTGCATGGCGTTGACCGACAATCAAACGGATGATTTCACCGAATGAGGACTTGCCTGAACCTTCCTTGCCTTTCAATACCACAGCAATGCCGATAAGGTCTAGCGGCTTCTGGAACTTTTGAGCCAGCAGATCAAGCAGGAATTCATAGTGTTCTTTATTGCCGTTGCATATGACGTTTAGTGTATGGTCTAGGAAGAATTGAATCTCGCTCGGCTCGCATGGAATCGGCTTGACTGCCATGCCCTGCCATTTGTTGATATCTCCCAGTTGTTCTTGGCCGGGGTATTCCATGACCATACGGCCTTGCCGCCGGTACTTGCTTTTCAGCCAGTAATCGGCAGCGGGAACGTACCTTTCGCCTACCATAATCGGAGGCAAGTTAGCGGCTACCAATCCCTTGAATTCTCCGAGGCTTGCCGGGGCGCAGTCTTTGTCTATCTGAATGATACGATTACCGCCTTGCGTAGTGACCATGTAATCTTCGTTCATTTTCATGACGGTTTCATAGGCATCCTGATTAATGCCAGAATACTTAGTGTCTGAGGCTGTGTTGACTCTACCCCTTTTGCGAGCCTCGTAGATCATCCATGCCAAAGATACCTTCTTGTTTCGGTCGGCGCTAAAGGTATCCCATCTACGCTCACATTCCCCTAGCTTAAACTTCTCGCTATTCTCACTCCAAGCAATCCAGATATCTAGGTGGCCTTGGCCGGGGTCATTATCATGCAACGCCATGCCGACATTGCACCACTCATCGTAAGGGCCTCCGGGGTCGAAGTATGTCAGGAGTTCTTTAAGGAATTCCTCTGGCGCTACGCCAGCATATTCGATTGGCTCGCCCTTTGGCTTGGGCTTCTGACCTCCTAGCGCCTCTAGCATCTTCTCAGGGATGGAACCCGGTATCCCGCCCGTATCCCATTGGTAGCGAACGCCATTGCTGACAGACGGCGGCAGCAGACAAGCGGTTTTCTTGTCAATGCCCGGTATCTTTTTCAGGAAGGAGATTTTGTCGCTTGTATAGAAGTGACAGCCACCGCCCGGAGTGATTACCCGAAGCCCGGTCATATCCGCTAGGTCAAGGCCCGCGTTCTCAAACCCGTTTACATTACCGTGCTTGTCAACGTCAATGACACCGATTCCATCCGGGCAAACGCCGAGGATATTATATCCCGCATAAACGCCACCGGGGCCGAACCAATGCCGGATAACGTCAGGGCTATCCGTGGCACAATCAATGCCGAGGTTCTTTATGTACCCTTTTACGTCCCGCTTCTGCGGCAGTATCTTAAAACCCATGCGAATATAGACCAACGCAGCCTCGTATATAGCACGTTCCTGCTCCATCTGGTCAACGGATTTGAAGAAGATTAGATCAACATTAATGCCATTCATAGCCCTATGGCCTCCCCCCAGTTATTGCCTACCCCTGATAGCTCAAGGATAAGGGGAACCCGGCACCACGGAAAACCATCACGGACGGCTTCTTCTACCCGCTTCCAGACCGGCTGCCAATCTCGCGGGACTGACATACCGTAACTATCATGCGTATTGAGTAGCAGCGTACCTTCATCGCCTAGCGCCTGTTCGATCAGAACCCAGTTACGCTTATTGATATCGGCGGCTGTCGCCTGTACTGCCAAAGCCTGTGCCTTGTGATTGCTGACACCACTGGGGAAGCGCAACCGCCGCCCCATGTAGGTCTCCAAGTATCCGAATTTATTGGTTGTCGCACGGGCGCGTCTAGCAAACTCCCGAACGCCGGGAAGGATGCGATGATAACGCGCGATTATATCCGTTGCCTCTTTGCCAGCTTTCCGATAGCGGAAAACCTCTTTACCCTTCTTGAATTCATCCCATTCCCACGGTAGCCCTAGCTTCATGGCTACTAGACCGTCCCCGCAACCCATAATCATAGAGAGGTTTAGCTCTTTGGCATTGGGCTGTCCCGCATAGTGCGCCTTACGCGGCAACCCGGTTAGGTCTGCAACGTACTGGTGGAAATCCATAAGCGGATTGGCCTTAAACGCGGCCAGCAAATCGGTGTTGTTTAGTAGGTGGGCGAATGTGCGTACTTCAAAAGAGTGCATATCCGCGTCCATCCATACCTGCCCTTCTTCGGGTAGGAAAATGGGCTTAATGACACTGGCAATGTCTATGTTGCGGGAGGGTATTTGTTGCAGCGCCGGTTCTGTATAGGAGAATCGGCCCGTACCTGTGCCTCCATCCTCGCCTTTCGTCTGGTGGATTTTCGGGTACACTCGGCCATTGTGCGCGTTGCTCAGGATATGCCCTCTGAGGAACGTGTCGCGGGTCTTGGTCAGGCTGCGCGTTTCAAGGATGCCAAGGGCCAGGGAATCATTGATACGACGAAGGCTGTCAGCGCCGAAGCTCGGTTCCCCTCCGGGCGTAGCAGGCAGCGGTGTACCGTCCTGTGTGAACCATACTCCGTCAATCTGGCGGGGCTTATACAGGGCCGCAACCTGCTTCGGGGAGTCTAGATTAAAGACGCACCCGGCTTCCTCAAATAGCTTGTTTTTGTGGCGGTCAATCTCCTGTGTCAATCGGTCAACGGCAACTTGGGCCGCTTCCTCATTGACTCGGATACCCCGCATTTCAGCCCGGATAATGGTAGGCATTACCGACTGTTCAAATTCGATTATCTTTTCTATGCCCTGCTTGGCAATCCGTTCCTCTTGGTTCTGCCAAAGGTCATGGCACAGTTCCGCGTCAGGACGCGCGTAGGGTTCGACCATTGACTTTGGCGCTTGCCAGATTCGGCCCGCCTGTGCTGACCGGGTAGGCTTGCCCCCGAACATGGCCGCTAGCTGTTCGTATATCTCGGACTGCTTTTTACGGCCAAGGTACTTCTCTCCCTGATTGTCTAGGGAGTAGCTGATTTCATGCTCATCTAGGAGCGTGGCGCGTATGACGGTATCTTGTATCCGCTCCAGAGGGAGCCGGACACCGGCATTGTAGCTCATGCGATAGTCATAGCTGGCGTTATGCGCGACTAGGGGAATCCCCCCAGTACGGTCTAGGACTTCTAAGAATTCCCCGGCCCCATCTACTCGCAGGTCTATGTACCGGGATTCGTGCCCGGTAATTTGCCACGATATCCCTACTGCCCTATCTATCGGGCCTAGGCCGGTGGCCTCGGTATCAACGGCGAGAATGTCAGGCATGTAAACCCTCGGAGTAAAGACCCCGCCCCATGACAGGGCGGGGCCAGTGGTTTACATCACAGCCGACTCAGGCTCCGGTGCATCATCTTCGTTCGTACCATATGCCACGGCACGTTCACCGGCCCGGATGAGCTTGTAAAGGTTCTCGGCCCGGACATAGACTTCCTCGGACACGAAACCCAAGGGCTTAACGTCATAGGAGAAATACTCTCCCTTCTTGCCCTTTTCCTCCACCGCTTTCAGCTTGTAGGCTTTGGCGAAGCGGTCGCCCCGGCACATTTGCACCAAAGCGTTGAGCTTCCGGTGTACCTTGAGCTTGGAACGAGACCATGAGAAAACGGCTTCTTCCAGTTCCCCGTTTGCCTTCACCACATAGACGAAGTTCACGGCATGGAGATTGGTCTCATGATCGTCTGGATTATCCAGCTTGAGCCGGTAATCCTCGGCCTCTACTTCGGTCGGGAACGTGCCAATGAAACCGCCGCCCGCCGCCCGCGTCTGCCACACGATATATTCCTTGCGGAAAACGATGGGAATGAACGTGATTGTATCCCCGTACAGTTCCCCGGAAAGCGTGTTGAAGATGATGCCCTGTTCCGCCCCTTCGATGAACTTGGGGTCAGACTTCTTGAGTTGCGGGGAAAGTGCCTGAAACACTTCGATGCGCGGGAGGGTGATATCATCGCTCGTTACGTCCTCCGAACCCCTGCCATTATCCGGGTTCATATAGGAGGGGCGTTCACTGGTCAGGGTGATACCCAAGTTTGCCGGTTCCAATTCTTTTGCCTTGCTCATTTCAGTTCTCCGTCAGTAAGGCCGGTTGAGCGCCAACCGGCAAGCGCCCCCGCTTACTTGGTGTAAATGACAGCGCGGGAAAAGGGGGTCAGTTTGAGCAACCCGTCAGGGAAGTCAAAATCGTTCTTCAACTGTTCCTTGCAGAACGCCTTGAGGGTCTGAGCATTGACCGTAGGCTGGATAAGGTCGCCGTTACCGGACGATTCCAGCCATTCGTGCAGGGCCGCTTTATCCGGGGCCGAAACGTACAGGTCGCTGGTCAGGGTGCAGCGCCCGAATCCGCCGGTCAGGCTGGTGATATCTTCTTCCGCCATAGCGGAGGGGATGAGTTCAAGGCGGAGTTCGTCATAGCGTTTCTGGAGGGGCTTCTTGGTATCCTCCAGAGCGGTGATTTCGGAATCCAATTCCTTCATTTCTTCGATAAGGCCGGTCAGGTCATTCATGGGGCGGTTTCCTTGGTGGGGTGGCGGATTCAGCTTAAAACAGATCATCGAACATTGTCAACAACTTTTTAGGGTTCTCTAGGCTGTCTGAGACAAGGGTAGCTAGGGTCTGCTTCCCCTCGGCTACGTCCCTCATATGATGGTCAAGGGCCACGTTGGCGAGTAGGTCAATCACTAGGGTATTCTCATCCTGCCCTATGCGGTGAATCCGCTTCTCAGACTGTACCAGATGCTCATACTCAAACGTACCGGAATACCGTACAAGGATTTTACCTGCCGTCATGGTGAAGCCTCGGCTCCCCCGTGCGTATGTCGAAACGATGATACGGCAATCCTTGTCCTTCTGGAACCTGTTAACCGTTTCGATTGGTTCCTCTATCTCCGGGTCAATCCGCACGGCCCCGTAATCGGCTAGCGTGGAATGAATGAGTTTGACCTCTGGCACGAAGCGGCAAAAGACTACTATCTTTTTCTCGGTCGCGTCTGCAATCTCTTTCAGTTCCTCCAGCTTCGGGTTTTGCTCCAGTGGGATAATGATACCGCTATCCGTGGCAAAATGGCCGCCGATGATTTGCGCCCCGCGCGTAAAGAAGGAGAGCGCATTTTCTACGGTCAATTCCTTGTTGTCCAACTGGGTTGCCATGAGGGCCTTTAGCTCCCTGAGCAACCGCTTCTGTTCTGCCGATACTTTTATGTTCCGCGTTTCGTGCGCCTGTGGCGGCAACTGAACCGGGTTAGATACAACGTGCGTATATGGCTCCAGTGTAGCCAGCAATTCGTTTAGGTTCTGGTAGCCTAGAATCTGCTTCCCCTCAAAGCCCCCCATGATGCAATAGCGATTGCGGAAACTGTAGTATGATCGGAAGCCCAGTATCTTAGGGTCAAGAAACTGGAATTGCGAAAACAAATCTCCTACGCCTTTGGTAATGGCGGTGCCGGTCAGGATGGTATTAAACGCGGCCTTGGCTCCGATAGCCTGAGCAACCTCAGACCGGCGAGCCTTGAAGTTCTTGATAGACTGGGATTCGTCCACAGCTACCGCCAAAGCGTTGTGCGCCCGTGCCATGAGCCGGTCAGGCAATCCCCCGGACTGGAGGGACGCGATTCCATAGACTTCGATATAGGGCTTTAACTCGGGTGCCCATATATCAATTTGCTCATGCCAGTTTCCGGTGAGCGTATTGGGGCAGAAAACCCATGCCTCCACAATACGGCCTTCCTTGAAATACTGCTTCCACAATTCTAGGAGGGTGCGGGACTTGCCGGAACCCATTTCATGAAACAGGGCAAAGGCATGTTTACCGTATGCCTTATCCAGCCCTTCCCCTTGGTGTAGAAGCAGGCCCGCTGGAGCAACTGGAAACCGCCCGGTTCCATTCCCGCCCAAGGGTGTCGCTCCAACGGGCCGTGCGAGGTTCCAAGCTAACTCATCGAATTCAGCACGATTAAAGTTAGCCCGGAGAAAGTGTTTATTGGCAGCGTTTACGCCTAGCTGCCAGTGTTTCTTTGTGCTGACATATCGCCGCTCCGGTGCGCCCCTAACTCGGGCCGTCCACTTTGCGGGGACAATAAACAGGTCTTTTTGAATCGTAATCATGGGCGGGTTCCGGGGCGGGTTTGCCAGTATATCACGAAAAAATCGAATTCGTCAAGTGTCCTTAATCCACATTGCCGCGCCTGTGCAAAGGGCTATGATCGTGCTACCGATTATGACGGTCTCAAAATTCACGGTGCCGTCACTTAGTAGAATCAGGGCCACCACTACCCATACCAGCGCCATTACTACCAGCGTTATCAGGGCATACACTATCAGGCATAACAGGTGCATTTGAACCGTCCAATCCGAATAAAGCAAACCTAGCCAGAGAGAGAAGGAAATCCCGGTCAGCGCCTTTGGCTTGTAAGGCGCGGATTAAATGGGTCAGGTCGGCTAGGGTAGGCTCCGGCCTGACGTACAGCTTTGTTCCGTAGGGCAGCGTAGCCCCGTTCTGTGTCAGGCGCGCATTGCCGTTATGGCTGACTCGGGCCATAGCTAAATCGGCGGCGTACTCCACCCCGTTAATGTATAGAGGGTTGGTCATGGGGCCGCTCCTTCTCTTTTACCGTGGCGGCTGTGATGCCATATGTAGCCGCGCAGGCGAGGGTACAGAATAGCCCCTCTTTGTCTATGTGGGAAAGGACGATGCTACGCGCGAAGCGTAGCCCGTCCACAGACCTGACCCGGAACAGTCGGCCACACTGGCGGCAACTACACCGGGCCGCGCTCATTGCGACACCGGGGCGATTAGCCAAAGGGCAGCAGCCCAGTACAGGCCAATCAGAATCAGCAGGCCGATAAAGCTGCCAATCTCCACGGCGTACATTTGGCTCAGGTCAAGCCAGCGTTCACGGCGGGCGCGTTTGATATAGCGCCGATTCCGCATCACACCTTCGGTAGTTTTCCGCACGTTTTCCCGCACTACGATAGGCGATAAAGGCAACATATCTTTTCCCCTCTTGGGCCGGGTGCGAATCCCTTGAATAGCGTCATAGTGCAACGTCATATTCTCGTTTCGCAGGAAATCAATGTGATTCCGAACAGGGACGATTAGATCGTCCCTGCCGGTGATGGATTGGAGGCGGTCTAATGCCTCTGTCACTTGCTGCGGGGTGTACATGGGCTATCCGGGGGGCTTAATGCTTCACGGAAACGGCGGCGGATTCGCGCATGGCTTCCGCTTCTTTGTGTGCGGTGCAAACGGGGCAATCGCAGGGGTTCGATATGGCCTCAGACGCGACATATTCGACAATCAGCCCCATCATGTGAATGTCGAAAATGATGGGCTTGATACCGGCCCGAATCGCGTCCTCATTGACTACGATTCCCTTGGGCTTGCTGTGAATGAAATCCAGCATCATGAGAAACCCAGTCATTGCGTCAGCCGGGACGGCGATATCCTGCCCGTGGTTTTCGGTGGTGGCCCGGAGGTTGATTGCGAATCGGGTAGCGGCTTCGATGAAATGCAGGATAGCTTCGGCCACGGGAGCGGGTACGGTGGAGGGGATAATCGTTTCGTTCATTTGGGCGGTTCCTAGGTTGGTGGGATTACGGTGCTAATCGTCGCACGAACAACGGCAAGAATCAACTCCGGGCTAGCCTTCGGAAATCGGCTAGCCCTTAACTGGGTGGCGAAGTCAACTATTGTGGCCTCTTGCATTAGGGCATATGCAACGGCGGTACGCTGCCCCGGATTCAACTGTGCGGCCAGCTTAAAGATGCTGTCCACAATCAGCCCCTCATTAGTTGCGGGCCGGGGCTTGCTCACGGTTCGACCTGCCGCCCTGCCGCGTCCTGCAAGTCAGCCGGGATGGGGGTTGCAACCGGGGGAGCGGGGTCGGCTTTGTCCACGGCCTCGGGGGCCGGTTCGGCTTCCACTCGCACAACCAAACCCTCCCCGGCTTTGGTGCTGACCCCGATATCCTTCATGTTCTGGAGGAATCCGGCCAGTCCTGCCGCTGCCGTTTCAAAGGGGTAATTCCTATCCATGAAAACGTCCCGGAAAGGGTTGCCCGGATGCGGGTCGGGCTTCATTTCCTCGGTCACTTGCGCGATGAGGGAAACGCCTAGGCTGAATCGCTGCTTCGGGGACAGGCCCAAAGTGCTAATGACTTGGACAACAAATTCGGTGGGGTCAGGGATATCGTTCACGGGTGCGGCTCCTGTAAGGGAAAGGGGGTTGGCACGGTTCTTGCATGGTGGCGGTTGGCACGATTCTTGCTTAACCGGAGGGTCGGGGTGCGGCTCGGCGGTTAAGCTAAGTTCAGGGTAGATCAGCGCGGGCCGGGTGTCAACTGGAATCGGAGACCGGGCTAGAAGCTCGCTGATGCCCCTCAGCGGCGTTTTAGGGTGAGGGGCGGCGTGTTGCCGCCCCTCGTTTGGCCGATAGATCAGGACTCGTCCTGCTACGGCAGCGTTGGTATTAGCTGCCGTATCAGGCAGCTAGATCAGGCTTCTTCGGCGGCGGCTTCCGGGGCGTCAGCCGGGGCCACTTCCGGGGCCAGCAGTTCGACCAGTTCCGCCAGTTCATCCAGACGGGCGGCGGTGGCATCATACTGGCCCTTCACGGCGGCGTAGATCAGATCATCGCCCTGTGCGGCCACGGATGCCTTGACTTCCCGGTAGCGGTTCCAGCCCGGAGGCTCGGACTTCGGGGCCGAATCATCCAGCGGGGAAGCATGGAGGATGCCACCGGCCAGATCATAGGCAATGACCTGATAGCCCATCACATCATCTTTTGCGGCCTCGGTCAGCTTGCAGCGCCAGAGGGTGACGAATGCCACGCCGTTGACTTCCTCGGCTACTACCAGCTTCCTGCCGGTCTCGCGGAACTGGCCGATACCGAACGAATCGCCACGGCCTTTCATCTGGTCGGCGGCGTACTCCTTCGGGGGCTGGCCGGGGTTGGGGCCGAATACTGCCAGCTTGGCAATCTGGAGGATTTGGGCGCGGGTCTTGGACTTGCTCATGGTGTAACTCCTTGGCTTATTGGTGGGCGGGATGCCCGGTGGTTACTGCAACTCTGATGGTAAGGGTATTTTAGCCGGTGTCAACTACTTTGTTACTTAAAACGGATATTTCTGCCCCGGCTCTAGCGGCTTGTTCTTCCGGGCGTTACTGATGCGGGTTACAGAGGTCAAAAGCTGGTCTCGCTCCTGCATGGCGTTGGCGATTGCATACAGCTTTTGGATATAGCCCTGATTCGATTCCGGGTCGGCGGTGCCTTCTTCTTCGTCCCATCTATCCATGACCTTGTTTGCCAGCTTGCGAAGCAGGCGAATATCCCGCGCCTGTTCCTCGGTCGGATTCGGGAAAGCGCACTCCCCGTACAGGATAACCAGCCCCTCCAAATCCTCAAACCATGAGGCGGGGTCAATGTCCTCAGCATTTGGAATTGCGATTCCGTGGGCCTCCCTGAATGACCATTGCAGGGTGCCAATCGCGCCACGAATCCACGGGGCAGCGGCCATAGCTCCATTGAATACCTCCAGCGGGGCAAACCGGGCCACGGCCTCGGCAATCAACACGGCCTTATCCGGGCCGGTATCCTTCGGGAACGCTTGGCTGAGGTATCTCTCCGCCTGAGTGAACCGGGGAGAGATGGGGCCACAAGGGAGGGTGAAACGGTGCGAGGGCGAAGCCAGAACGGGGGAGATTTTCAGCCCGTTAAAGATGCACAGCGCGGCGAGGGTTGCGGATAGGTTCATGGGGGCAATTCCTTATGCGATAACGAGGGGATAAATGGGGTCGCGTTCGTACTCATATTCCGGTTCTTCGGGTTCTTCTTCCTCCCTCCGGGCTTGCTGGTAATCCCACGGTTCCATACATTCGGTGTAACCGTAGTCCGGTTTGTTTGCCATATAGAGCCGGTTCGCAACCTTATATAGCCCTCGCGGGAGCGCGTCCAATTCGACCGGCTCGCCGTCTAGCGTATAGGCCGGGTCTCCGACCTCAACAACTTCTTCCTCATCCCGGACGGAGTACCAAAGGCGGAGGGAATAGGTACAGTCCAAGAGCCGCCCGTCTTTGAGCCGGAAGTATGTGTTGATTTCCATGACTCAGCCCTCATCGCCAACGGGGGGAGCCGGAGGGGCCAAATAGAACCCCTGAGCGTCTAGGCAAATCATCGGCGGGAACTCCGAGACAAAGGCAAAAACAAACACGTTCCACGCGGGGCTATCGTACTCATACCCGGCATTCTCGGCGGCGTTGAACGCCCCGGTAAACATGGCCTCCCGGCGCTTGACTTCTCCGGCCATTGCAACGGCCCGCTCATATGCCCGAACGAGGGCGGCGGTGTCGGCATCCGGGGCGGAGGCAGCAGCAGCGGCGGCGGGGGTGACGGAATCTTGACTCGGGAGCATGGGGCTAATCCTCGGGCGGTTAGGGGCGGGGAATCTTGCGGGTATCGCGGGCCTTAAACGCGGCGTTCATGTGCGCGCGTTCGCTGGCCTGTTTCTCGGCGGCTCGGGCGGTGGCCTTCACCATCGCCGGGTCAGAGGCTCGGGCGGCGGCTCGGGCGGCGGCGTTCTTCCGCACGGCCCGGAGGGCTTTGGCCCGTTTGGCTTTCTGGTCGGCCATTAGTACGCCGTTCCGGCCTTGGTGTGAGCATGGATTACCCGGACGGCGGCAACCTGCAAAGCGGCCTGATTCTCGGGGGTGGTGGTGTAGATATTGTCAACGCCCAGTTCTGCCCGCTTGGATTCGTAAGCGGTCTTGACCTCCCGGAAGTACGCCAGCGAGGCGGCGGCATGGGGGCTAAGGGCGGGGCCGTGCGCGGCCTCAAAGGCGGCGTATTGGTCAAGGTCTGAGTATTCCGTCAGGGCGGAGGGGTACAGGCGGCCCAAAGGGTCAACGCCTATTGCCATGCTGACGCGGCTGTATGTTCCGGCCTTTGGTTTGTTCCAGACCTCGCCGGGCTTCTTCGGGTTGCTCGTTTGGGTGCAATAGCGGAAGCCCTTTCCGGCCTTGTACTCCACCCATACGCGCAGCTTGCAGCGGAGGCGGAACCCATAGGGATAGTCCGGGACGATAATGGCGGTCTCAGGGGATACAGCGGCGGCACGGGCGGCGGCGGTGGTCATGGGGGCGGGTCTCTCTGGTCAGGGTCGGGAGGGTGGAGAGGGGCCGGGATTGGCCCCCCTCCGGGCGGGTTACGCGGCGGCCTTCAGGGCGGCCATGCTTTCGGCCAGTGTCCACAAGGCGCGGTTCACCTTGACGTTCTGGTCAATGCCCGCAACCTCGCGGGTAGTGGTGCGGCGGTTGGTCGCGGTACGGCCCCGGAGACCGCCTTTAATCAGGTTCTCTTGGGTGCGGTTGAACACGCTCCAAAGGTCGTTACCGTTGTCATCATAGCGGCGCGGGCGGAGGATTTGGCTGGCCTGAATGGGGGTCGCGCCGGTCACTTCGTCCGGCTCGTACTTCGTCAGGAGAGCGGCCCCGGCGAACAACTCCTGTTCGCGGCCCGTCAGGGTGAGGGCCTTGAACGTGTCGCGGCGATCTTCGATCTGTTTGAAGGAGTCCACCACGCTAAACGCGCCTTCGATCACGTCGTCCACAATGTTCCCCTTGTGGCGCACCCGGATATCCGAGGAAACGTCGCCACAGACCAGCCCGTTCATGCACACAAAGCGGAACATGCCGGAAAGCATCTGGTAGCTGGAGGTTCCGTCATGGCTATTGATGAGGATGATTTCATTGGCCTCAGCGGCGTTAATCATGGAGGCATGGCGCAGCCGAATCATGTGCTTGGTGAACTCGTGCTTGTCGGCAACGCGCGTCCGGCTCTGGCCGACCATGAACGGCTCGAAACCCTCACGGCGGAGACCGGCCAGAACCTCCACGGTCGGGACGAAGGAATAACGGCTGCTGCGGCTGTGGTGTGCATCGGTGGCGAAGATGGACGGGGCAACGCGCATGATCTGAGCATCCGAAAGCGGGGACTCGGAGCGGAACTGCACGGGGGCGGCGAAGCGGGCGGCGAGGTGCGACATGGTGAAACTCCTTTCAGGTTGGCCGGTGGCCGGGGCCGGGGCGAGATTGCCGCCGGTAGGGATATGGTCAGGGAAGCCGGAGGGAATTGCAATACCCCCCGGCCCCTATTTTTATGAACGGTCGGGACGGTCGTTAGAAATGCGGAACCGGACGCGGATATCTGCCTCGCCGGTCTCGGCGGTTAGCTCATGCTCCCGGACGTAGGCATACGCGCCAGCGATTCCAACGGTCGCAGCCTGTTCCACCTTGTCAGCTAGGCGGAGCAACTCGGCGGCCAGTTTCCGGGCCTTGTCGGAGGTCAGGCAAGCATAGGCAACGGGGGCGGTTTTCTCGGTGGTCATGGTGTAGCTCCTTCGGGTGGTGGTTTAGAGGCTCTAGGCGCGGCGGTGAAGCGGTTAGATATAGCCCCCTTATGGGGGCTAGGGCTAACCCCCTCAGCCTCGGCTGGAGACCTTGGGGCGGTTAACGGTGGTGGTCTTGACCCCCTTGTACTCGTCGTGCTTCTTCACGGTGGCCCGGAGGGTAATGGTCTCGCCCTTCTCGCCTAGCTGGTTCCCGATATAGACCACGATATCTGAACCAACGCGCAGCTTGTTAATGAAGTAGGTCGAACCGTCAAATTCGGACACCTTCATGAAGCAGTAAAACAGGGTGCCGGTCAGGTCTAGCCGCTGGCCGACCGTGCCAACGTGGCAGGACAGCGCATCTACTTCGGCCTGAGCATCCCGGACGGCCTGACGGGCCGCGATATGACCAGCCTCCAAGGCGGCCCCGTAGCAAGCGGCGGCGAGGGCCTGAATCACGGCATCGGCGGAGGGGTCTTTAGCCTTGTCAGCGAACCAAAGGAGATAGCTGGCCGGGGCTTCGCTGATCTTGGCCCCGCCATGCTTGCCAAAGGGAAACACGCCCGATTCGATGGTGGCGATTTGGTGCGTCTGACGGGCGGAGAGATTGCCCCGGCGCTTCATGGCCGTGTACTCCGATTCCGTGCAAAGGTTAACCGTGATTCCCTGCCCCTCTTGGTGGCCCCGGATGCGGGCAACGTATTCCTCAGCCTTGGCGGCGGCCTTTACCGGGTCGGTGCTGAGGTTGCAGAGATAGAAATCCGGGGTGTACCAAGCGGAGACCGGGCCACCCTCCCGGAACATACGAAGGGTGTACATGGCATTCAGGCGGCCCGTGCTGACGTAATAGCAGAAGGTGAAGGGGGAGGTAGCGGCGAGGGTGGCGGTGGTCATGGCGGCGTTTCCTTTGGGCTGTGGGCGGGGTGGTGAAGGGTCTAGATATAGCCCCCCGGTCAGGAGGGGCTAGGGCTAGGGCCTTAGACCGGCTGGAAATACTCCACGGTTTCGCGGGTCTGACAAATGGCCTCCGCCGTGTTCCGGGTGTAGTCGGCGCGGTAGGCGTCAGCGATACCCTCTAGCCCCTTGGCGATTGCCTCGGCCTCATCCGTAGCCGTCAGGCAATACACAATCCGGTCTCCGTCCTTGCGGTTTTCCATGCGAACAAACCAGAGGGTCTTGAGAGCGTTGGCGCGGGTCTTGGTGGTCATGGTGTAGCTCCTTAGAGGATGGAACGGAGGGCGGTACGAATGGCGGCGAAGATGCACAGCCCCGCCACGGTGGAGAGGATGAGGAGACCGGCGATCATTACAGCGCCGCCGAGGCAGTCGGGAGGGGCAGGAAGTCAGCGGTGCGGCGGTTGCCGTCTAGCTCATCGGCCAGCTTGGCGGTCAACACTTGCAGTTCGGCCAGATGCACGGCGAGGGCTTTAGCGGTGTAGCTCTCCGGGGCATTGACCACGGCTTGAAGCTGGCGGCGGGCGGTGCGGATTTCGGCATTGGTCAGGGCCTCCAACAAGCACAGTTCGTTCCGGGTCAGGGCGAGGGCCGGGGGGGACACCTTGAGGGTCATGGTGCGGCTCATGTGCTGGCCGGTGCTGACAGCATCGGTCAAATCGTCGGTGTAACAGGAGGTAGCTTCTTGGTCGGCTTGGCTCATGTTCCAAGAGGCATCGAACGCAACGCGGTATTCCCCGTCCCGCTTGGTGATGGTCATGCGGGCGGTGCGGAGTTCGGTCTTGGCAGCGGCGAGGGTCTTGATGGTCATGGGGTCTAGCTCCGTTCAGGTTGGGCGGTGCGAGCCGGGTTGGCTCGCAAGCATTGTACACCCGGCATATTGGCTACCGTCAAGCCCCTCCCTTGAGCATGGGCCAGCATTGCCAAAGGCCGGGAGGGTCATGGCTGAGGGCTGACCCTAGGCGGAGGGCTGACCCCGGCCAAGTGCTTGATTTGCTTGGGTTTGGGTCTGGGGGGTCTAGGGGGTCAGGGGTGTTTTAATTAATACATGAGAGAGAGGGGGCCTGTTTTTTTGCATGAGCTAGGGCCTTCCCATTTAAGCCAATGTGAAAAGGGGGTGTGACCCCTGATCCTAGACCCCTGACCGGGGCGGAGCCTTTGGCAACGCATGGCCCTAGGGCGGTGGAGGGGCCGCCCGCGCTCCGCCCATCGCTGCCAGAGTCCCCCGCGCCTGAAACCTCGGTTTCCCCTCGCTGAAACAGGCTAAATCGCGCAGGAGGCCATAACTCCGAGGGGGAGCGGCGCTGGTACAGGGTCGGGGGGTCAAACGGCTCTGAGGGCGTTCTAGGCGGTTCTAGCGCATGGGGGGTTTCGGCCCCCGGCCCATGCACGAACCGTGCCAAGCGTAAACCGCTTGACAGTGGGCGGCGGTCTGTGCTTGGGGGTGTGTTGGTGAGGTAGTACACCCGGCCCTGCCACAGTCGGCGGGCGGTGTCAAGCGGCGCGTAGGCGCTAGCACACTTCGGGGGTCGGTGTCATGTTGCGGTGCAGCATTGGAGCGCGTAGCACGGAACGGGGGCGGCTGTCATGTTGCAGCGCAGCATAGGCCCCGGCTCGCCCATGTTGCAGCGCGTCAATACGCTACCGTCCTGCCCCCCTTCCGTCCCCCTTCCGTCCCATGCACGAACCATGCCAGCCCAAGGCCATGCACGTTCCATGCCAACCGAAGGCCAAAGCAGACGGACGGTATGGCTAGGCCGACGAGCGGTCAGGAGGCGGTCTAGCGGCCTCTGAGACACGGTCGGCGGAGTAGGGCGGTATATAGGCGGAAAAACGACCCCCGACTGCTAGCTAGTATGACCCCCAACCTCGAAAAGAGAACCAAACAGAAAATCCGGGGTAACTCCAACCCCCATTTTAACTACCCCTCCATCACCCCCATTCTGTCTCGCCACCAAATGAGACCCACCTAACCATGACCAATTCCAGACCTTGCTATCCCTGACCCCTTATGCTATACCTGAGAGTATGGACACGCCGATTCTTAACATGGAGACCATGCCTTATCGGGTCGAAGCCTTTGGCGGCTTGGTTATCCCTAAAGACTGGGTATTTTACACCGGGCTACCGAGGCGACTGGCTTTGGCAGGCAATGAGGATGCGTTATACGACTTGCTGACGATCATATCCCGAGTGAGGCGGAGCAGGGGTTCCCGGTACTGGGGAATTTTAGAAGGAAAAATGATGCCAAATCTCGCTGGCATGGAACGCAATATAAAGGGAGCAAGATGATGACCCGTATAGACCCCGCTAACGGATTGGAAGTACCCGAGGATATCCATGTACGTTTTATGGATTTTCCGAAGCCGAGTGGATGGAAGTGCGAATTGTTCGGCATGAAAGGATGCTTGACCCTGATACCCAATGAAGGGCAAGTACCTAACCGTTTCTGGCGCTGGATGCAGTTTCTAGCCTTCGGCAATAACTGGATTAAACCGTCATGAACGACCCCGCAGAAGGATTGAAATTTCGTGGCCGCAATCAAGGAGAAGATAGTGGACAAACCCGTGCCACAACCCGACCCCCGACAACTCCCATTCCCCCAACCGTTTCCACCCAAGCCAAGCTGGCTAAACCATTCGATGTACGAGGCGTATTTGCAAGGATACGAGCGCGGGTACGAGGCTGGTTATCGTAACGGCACCACGGTAAAGGAATTCACCAATGAGCCAAATGCCAGTACCCCTGACGGGAGTTGACCCCGAATCCGCATGGGTGAAAGATACCCCAACGGGTATATCGAAAGCGGTTTCGGTCGCACGGGCGGAGGGATACGTCAATTTGACCCCCATCCAAAGGCAATTCGCTTTGGAGTTCGTCTTGTCCGGCACTTCGCTCAAGAAGATTGCCCGTCTGATGGACGTTCCGCCCGCATTCGTTCAGAGGCTCTACAACAACCCGATTGTACGGGCATATATCAGCGACTTGCAGAAGGAGGTTGCAGCCCATAAGCTGATTAATGACCAATGGGTAGAAAACCAGATCATGAAAATCATGCCCAAGTTGCTAGGGGAGGAACTGGTTGATATCGTGACCTCTAAAGGCAGCCATATCAGGAAGAAGAAATTCCATGCTCCTGAGTTGACCTCCCTGCTCAAGCACTTTGGCGGTGTGCAGGAAAACAAAGGAGGCGGCGGAGGCAACGGGGTAAATATCCAGATCAATCTGGCCGATATGCTGACCGAAGGGCAGGCACAAAGGCTCAACGTCAAGGTAGTGCCACAAGGGGAATGAAATGGCTATCGCTATCTGGTGTGAGATAGTATGTAACTCCTGTGCCAAGCCCAGTGAGGGGAGATTCACATACGGAAATATCCCCCGGCTGAAACTCAAGAAATCAGCACGGCGGGAAGGGTTCGTTTTCTCCGGCGATGATGCCTACTGCGCGGTATGCGCTAAACTGTTAGGACTAGGAAGGAAGCGAAATGCCGAACCCGCAATGGGCTAAGAAATGGTGGATTTTCGCTTGGTCAACGCCTGAGAACAGGGCATCTTTCCTTGAGGGCAAGATGATCGTTGACGGAGTGGGAGTCTGGTGCAGCATTTACGGGCGGCTATACTTTCTAGCCGTCAGACACTTACCCGGAGTCAGATAATGGCTATCGTCCCCCTACACCCCCCAAAACCTATGCCCCGAATCAACAAAGCTCTGCAAACTCGATACAAGGGCTATAACTTCCGCTCTCGGACTGAGGCCCGTTGGGCGGTATTCTTCGATACCCTTGGCATCCGGTACGATTATGAGCCACAGGGCTACCGGCTGGATGGTAATTACTACCTGCCCGACTTCTGGCTCCCCGGCATGAAGGCTTTTATCGAAATCAAAGGGACTTCTCCCACGGAGGCAGAGATTAGCAAGGCGTGTGCGCTTGCCAAGCATACAAAGCATATGGCCTATATCATGACTGGGCCACCGGGGTCGAACAGTGATGAGAACTATGCCTGTTTCCCCGGCGGTGGGACTGATATGCCCTATGAATGGTGCGAGTGCCCTATTTGCAGCAGGATTGGCCTTGCTTTTTATGGCTACAACGCGAGGCTTTGTAACTGTAGTGAAGGGTCAAAATACACCATTCTACCTTATGGCTACTATAGCCGGGTTGATCGGGCCGTTGTTGCCTCTCGTAGCGCGCGTTTTGAGTTCGGTGAGAGTGGGGCCACCTGATGCGTGATTATCGGCCCAACAAGAACATACGTTTGCCGAACGATTGGTTCCCTATGGCGCACCAGAGGGAGTTTTTCGACTATCTATTTGAGGATGGTGGGTTTCCATACGAAAAACGGGCCTTCCTAAACTGGCATCGTCGCGCGGGTAAAGACTCCTGCGGAATCAATGGCCTTGCTGTGACCTCTCAGATGCGCGTAGGCACCTATTGGCATCTGCTACCGACCCTTAACCAAGGCCGGAAAGTGGTGTGGAACGGCATTGACTTCAATGGACGGCGAATTATTAACCAAGCCTTCCCAAAGGATATGGTTGAAGTGTCCAATGAAAATGAAATGACTCTCCGCATGAAAAACGGGTCATTTTATCAGGTAGTTGGCTCTGACAATTACAATAGCCTAGTCGGCTCCAATCCGATAGGCGTAATCTTCTCAGAATGGGCGCTCTCTGACCCTGCCGCATGGGACTTCGTGCGTCCCATCCTTTTGGAGAACGGCGGTTTTGCGGCTTTTATCACTACACCCCGAGGCAAAAATCATGCGTATAAACAGTGGAAAAATGTTCAAACGGCTTCTAAGTGGTTTACAAGCACAAAAACGGTCAACGATACCTTCCGTAATGACGGGCGGCGAATTATCACCCCGGAGAATGTTCAATCCGAGCGTGACGAAGGCGTTGCAGACGAGATTATCGAACAAGAATACTTCTGCTCTTGGGAAGGTATCAATTACGGCAGTATCTTCGGTAAATTACTGGGTAAATACGAACACCAGCAGATCGAATTTCCCGAGCCATTTATCGAGGATTTACCCGTATTCACGGCATGGGATATCGGCCACCGCGATGCGACCGCTATATGGTTCTATCAGATTGTCAACGGGGAAGTACACATAGTTGACTTTCTGGAAGGGGTCGGAAGTGACGCAGACGATTGGCTGGATAAGCTGGAGAAGCTACCCTATGCTTATGGCACCCCTGCCCTGCCCCATGATGCCAAAAACAAGACCTTTGCAACCAAGTATTCCGCGCAAGACCGATTTATTGCCCGGAAACTCACTCCTTATATAGTGCCGAACTTCCGGGTAGCCGCTGGAATTCAAGCGGTTCGTGCAATGATACCCGTAGTATGGTTTAATATCGGGAATCCGCACGTTGTCAAGGGGTTAGAGCGTCTGGAAGCCTATCACTACGAATGGGACGATGAGGCGAAGGTTTTTAGCTCCGAACCGGCCCATGATGAGAACTCACACCCCGCAGACGGATTCAGGATGCTAGCTCTATCGAAAAGCGTCACTGAGCATATCAGCCGGAATAGGACAACGGTAGCACGCGGCCCGACACATTTCAATACCCCTCTTGGCCGTGCCTTGAACCTTGAAAATCTGTTCAAAGACCGTGAGGAAGCACGGACATATAGGAGAATCTGAAATGGCCGCTGAAAGAACCGCCCAAAAGGGTAAAGAACCAGAGAAAAATCCGTGGCCGAAGCGGATACAGGCATGGAACAAGTTTTCGCAGAAATTCCATGATCGCGGAGCGCAGATCGAAACCCGGTATCAAGACGACCGTGAATCGGAAGCCAGTATGTCCCCTTCGATGATGCAATCAGGGGTCAAGAAGGTCAATCTATTCTACAGCAACACAACGGTCATTAAAGAGAGCTTGTATAACAGTCTCCCGAAGCCGTCTGTGTCTCGCCTGCATAAAGGCGACTATGAAAACGATGCGGCGCGCGTGGCAGCGTTCATTATGGAACGGGGGCTGTCCTACGAGATTCATTGCGCCAAGTATTTTGACCCGGCGGTAAAGGCAGCGATTCTTGACCGGCTAGTTCCCGGTTTAGGCGTTACATGGATTACCTTTGTGCCGCCTGCTGGTGAAGTCCCCGAGACAATGACCATTGATATCGTTTATTGGAAGGATTTCATTTACGAGCCAAAGCGGGCATGGGAACAGGTCACATGGGCTGGCCGTATCCTGCATATGTCGAACGAGGAAGCAGAAAAGAAGTGGCCGGGGAAGTCATTTGCAATAGGCCAGAGGGAGAATCCCTCCAATGCGACTATTAGCATTTCCGCAGAGCTAATTAACGCGGATAAAACTTCCGTCATTCAGATGTGGGATAAGAGCAAGCGCGAAGTGCTGCATTTGACCATGACTGGTGAAGTCCTTGACCGGGTGAAAGACCCCTATGAGTTGGCTGACTTCTGGCCCTGCCCGAAGCCGCTTATCGCTTCGCCACCGACTGCCAAGTTCCTGCCCTTGCCGGATTACTATATCGCGCAAGATCAGTACATGGAAATGGATATTCTGTATGCCCGAATCAACCTCATCATTGAAGCGGTGAAGGTTGCAGGCGTTTATGACTCGGCTACGCCTGAGCTACAACGCATGTTGGGTGGCACGGAAAACAAGCTCATCCCGGTTGACAACTGGGCCATGTTCGCAGACAAGGGAGGCGTTAAGGGGACTATTGACTGGTTCCCGATTGACCAAATTACGTCAGTCCTACAGCAACTTATCGCCACCTATGACTTCATGAAAAACCAGTTGTTTGAAGTCACTGGTATGGCCGATATTGTCCGTGGTTCAACCAACCAGTACGAAACGGCTGCGGCGCAACAAATAAAGGCACAGTTCGCTTCGGTAAGAATGAACGCCTATCAGCGGGACGTATCTTTCTTCGTGCGGGATATGCTCCGAATCATGGGTGAATTGATGGTGCAAATGTACACCGACGAAAAGCTGCAAGCTATTGTCGGAACCATCCCTGAAAACGACCAGCCGCATGTGCAAGCTGCAATGGCTATTCTCCGTTCCGATTTCCTGTTGAAATACAACATTGATATCGAAACGGATTCGCTGACCCAAGCCGACTGGGGTTTGCAGCAGACTCAGCGTATGGAATTCGTATCCACTCTGAGCCAGTTTATACAGGGTGCAATGCCGGTCATTGAGTCCGTCCCGGCTCTTGGCCCGCTGATGCTGGAAATTATCAAGTTTGCCAGTGTCGGCTTCAAGGGTTCCAGTGAGCTTGAAGGCATGATTGATGTGGCTATTAAAGCAGCGGAAGAAGCAGCCAATCAACCGGCCCCGCCAAGCCCTGAGCAGCAGAAGATGGAAGCGGAACAGAAACGCGCTGAAACTGAAATGGCTATGGAGCAGCAGCGTGACCAGAGCAAATTGGCCCTTGAGCAGCAGAAGGCTCAGGCGACTATGGCTTTGGAAGCACAGAAGCAGGCCGCAGAGCTTGAATTCATGGCTAAAAAGAACACGGCAGAATTGCAGTTCCAAGCGCAGAAGAACGCTGCTGAGTTGCAGTTCCTTCGGGACAAGGCCAATATCGAGTCCACTATTGCCGTGCAAAAAGGCCAGCAGCAAATCGAACAAGGCGCGGTCATGGCAGCACAGCGGGCCGCAACCGAGGCATCACGGGGCGATGGGATACCGAACAAGGAGTAAAGCCATGCCGTATTCATCTGGAAAACAAGCGAATTTCATGCAAGCTGTGGCCCATAGCCCCAAGTTTGCAAAAAAGGTCGGAGTCCCTGTGGAAGTAGGCCAGAAGTTTGAAGATCATAGGGACTATCAGCGTGACCCGGCTCCGGCCCGTGGCGGCAGAGACATGGGAAAGGCCAGAGCAAAAGAGCTACGGAGGCGGATATGATTTACCCGTACTCAGGCTGTTGCAGTCAGCCGCGCGGGTGGGATAGGGTTTGCAGCCTCGCCAACTACGAGGCTGCGCCCGGATATCGCTGCCCCGACTGTGGCGAGCAACTTACGCGCATTTTCACCCCCTCACAACTTTTGAATACAAAGCCGTTTGAGTCCTTCGTTTCCCCCGTTGACGGCTCTGTGATTAACAACAAGCGGGAGCTAGCAGAACACAACCGCCGAAACTCCTGCGTTTCGCTGCATGACGGCTATGACGAAAAAGCATTGCAGAGCTTCACAGAAAGAAAGTGGGGAGTTGAACCAGATAAAGAAGAACTCAAGAGAGATATGAAAGAGGCTGTAGTAAAGCTGGAACAAGGTTACAAACCCGTCCTTGCCCCCGAAACAGACGATTTGGAGTGATTTATGAATGATCTACATGACGATGTAAAAGCTGCCTTTGACACTGTGGCGGCTGATGATACCAACCCCGGTTCACAGGTAGGTTCCCCGCCAGCGGAAACCTTGCCCCCGGTAGAGGCTACGCCGCCGCCCGGTGAAGCCCCTGCCAAGCCGCGCAGGGCTGACGGGACGTTTGCCAAGGCTGATGAACTGCCCCCGATCACGGAGCCTGTCAAGCCCCCGGCAGGCCAGCAGCCTCCCCCGGCAGGCCAGCAGCCTCCGGCATTGGGTACGGAAGCCCCGGTCAAACTTGACCCTTCCAAGCCGCCGTCTGCATGGACACCGGGAAGCAAGGCTCAGTGGAATACAATTCCCCTGCCGCTTCGGGAAGAAATCATCCGGCGAGAGGAAGCCACGGCAGCGGGTATCCAGAAGCTCCAGCAGCAGTATGAACCCGCCCAAGCCCTGATGGACGAATTGACCCCCTATGAGGACTATGTTTCTCATATCAAGGTTGACCCGGTTGAATACCTGCATACAGTTATCCAATCGGAGCAGACCCTTCGACTGGGAAATCCGGCTCAAAAGCTAGGGATTCTGCTGGCTCTTGGCGACCAGTATGGTGTGCCGATTCGGAGTGCCGTGAATCAGGTACTAGGTGGCAAGCTGAATGAGACACTGGCTGAGTCTCATAGGCGCTTTCAGACTCCACAGGCTTTGCCCCCGGAAATCGCGCGTGAACTACAAGAGATGCGGCAATGGCGTTCTGGCATGGAGTCACAAGCTGCCAAATCGGAGCTTGATGAATTCGCCAAAGACCATCCCCTGCTTCCCCATGTTACGGAGCGCATGGCGCAACTGATCGAATCTGGTGCCGTGGAAACGTATCAGGATGCCTATGATGTAGCTGTGTACCAGAACCCGCAACTTCGTCAGCAGGCTTTGGCACTACAGAACGGTCAGCGCCAGCAGGGGGGTATCCAGCAGCGTCAGGCTGCGGCGGCCAGTGTTGTCGCCCCCGGCTCGGCCCCGCTGGAGGCCGGAGGGGACGGCGTAGGCGATACAGACGATGTTCATGAAGCGGTGCGCCGCGCATGGAACGCAAGCGCCGGAAGGGCTTGACAGCGCCCCAGTGGCGTGTTGGAATGAGGCCGGAGCGCCGCCGACACCGCGCGGCGACTCCGAAGGGCTGACCCCTGTGAAAAATGTGAATTCAACCATTTTCTCAGGAGTGAAACGTCATGGCCTTTCCCAATGTCTCGGATATCATCACAACCACAATCGAACACCGCTCGCGGAAGATTGCGGATAACGTGACCAAAAACAATGCCCTTCTGATGCGGCTTTCGCAGAAGGGAAAAATGCGTACTTTCAGCGGCGGTCGCCTGATCTACGAAGAACTCTCCTTCGCGGAAAATGCCAATGCCGGTTGGTACAGTGGATATGACCTGTTGCCGGTAGCCGCGCAGGACGTTCTTTCCGCTGCCCAATTCGATATCAAACAGGCTGCCTGCCCGGTGGTGGTTAGCGGTCTGGAAATGCTCCAGAATGCCGGCCCGGAACAGATGATTGATTTGATCGCTGCCCGGATTGACGTTGCTGAGTCCACCATGAAGAACCTTGTGGCCGGTGGTATCTACTCTGATGGTACTGGTTCGGGTGGTAAGGAAATTACCGGCCTGAACGCGGCAGTCCCGTTTGACCCGCTGACCGGCACATACGGCGGCATTGACCGCGTTACTTGGACGTTCTGGCGCTCCAAGATTCGTAACGTCGCTTCGGCGGCAACCATCCAAGCGGATATGAACGCCCTTTGGGCGCAGCTTGTTCGTGGCGCTGACCGCCCCGACCTGATTCCGATGGACAACGTGGTTTGGGCTGCTTATCTGGCCTCGTTGCAGGCACAGCAGAGGTTCGCAGGTACGGAGGTCGGCAAGCTCGGTTTCCCGACCCTGAAATACATGGATGCAGACGTTGTGCTTGATGGTGGTATCGGCGGCTTCTGCCCTGCCGGTACGGCCTTCATGCTGAATACGGACTATATCAAGTTCCGTCCACACAGCGCCCGTAACTTCGTGCCGCTTTCACCCAACAAGCGGTACTCGATCAATCAGGATGCGGAAGTGCAGATTCTTGCATGGGCCGGAAACCTGACCACTTCGGGCGCACAATTCCAGGGTCGTCTGGACGTGAACCCGTAAGGAGAAGTACCGTGACTTGGCGCAAAAATGCTAACCCCTCTGAGAACTGCCCGCCCGAGGAAAAACCCATTGTGGAAAATCCTCCGAAGCGCAAGGTATCAAAGAGGGCAAAGGAAGTAATCACGGAGCAGCTTATTGACCCGGCAACGGGAGAGCTGTATAAATCAGGCGAGTATCCGTTGGGTAGAAATTTGCCTGTTCCGTAACCTTCGGCGGGGTGCCGGGAAGCTGGTTGCTGCCGCCAGTCTAAACAAGGGCAGCATTTTTTCATTAGGAGATATCGAAATGCCTGCAACCAATATGGCTGGCCCCCTAGTCGTAGCGGCCAATCCCACCCTTGGCAAGTTCGTTATGATGAGTGCTTTCAGTGGCCCGAAAGGCTCGCCGTTGGATGCCAAGCGTTTCAACCCAACCACGTTGGTCAAAGAGAATGACCCGACCAACTATTCCACGGGTGCGCTGAACACCGGAATCGGTATCGGCTGCAACCGGGTTATCAACGTGTCCATCGGTACTGCCCCGGCTACTGCGGTGCAGTCTATCAAGGACAGGGGCTATACGGATGATGTTATCCCCGGCATGAATTACAACACTCAGGCCGGTGGCGCTGCCTTGCAGACGGCCCCGGATGCAAGGCTGACCCTGATCGGTGGCGGTCGCAGTAACATTCTACCGGCTCCCGGTAATACTGGCTTTGGAGTGTCAACGCCTGTGCCGTGGAGTGCCGTGCCGTTGCTAGGGTGGGGCGCGGGCGGTTCGCGTGATGCTGGCGCTGGCCCTGCTTTCACTGGCTTCCCGGTCAAGATGGTTACGGCCACTGGCGCGGTTGCTGACGGTGCCGCAATCGAAGCCAACTGGCTGAACCGTTCTGGCATCGCAATGGTCGCCACTGAATCGGCCTTCGGTTCTGGCTCTGCTGCCTCGGTCGCTCCGACCGATGTAGAGGAAGAAGAAGAACCGTGATTGGTGTGGTAAGGGCATGGTGCCATAGGTCACAAGCCTAGGCACCATGTTTTAAGGAGAGTGTCATGAGCAAAACCGCCCTCGTATTATTGCTGGCTTGCGCTACCGCTATCGGTGGCTGCGAGACAGACGGCTCTACGGTTGTTGACATTCGGGTTTACCGGGACGTTATCGGCAACCTGATTGGTGAGAACCGGAAGTATTGTTTCTATCGTTTCCCGAATGGGCATAGGGAGAAGGTGTACCGTACCTACGGATACCGACACAACGCCTGCCCCCCGACCATCACTCGCAGGATGCGTACATTCTAAGGAAACTGTCATGGATATGCTGCTTTTGATCTTGATGTTTGTCGGCTTCATCTGCCTGGTACTGGCAGCCTTCAATGTGGCGTTCAGTAGCCGTATCAATCTCGGCTGGCTCGGCGTTGCTTTTTTTGCATTGGTTGTCTTGCTTTCGCGCTGAGACAATCATAACTACTTGCGCGAATTCCCGCACCCCTTTCAGGAGTATTTTATGACACATGGACAAGCAGACTTCGACGTTGAGGACTTCGATCATCGCAACGCTGGCGATAAAAGCGTGTTCGTCAAGTTCTATATCCGGCCCTTCCAAGACGAAGCCAAATCGGTTGAGGAAGGTCGCCCCATCTTCAAGGACAAAGAGTATGTCGAAATCCGTACCCCCGGCAACCAGACGAATATCGTCCAACGTCCGGTCACGGATATGGATAAGCAAAGGTTTCGCGCTGCGTATGCCGCTTTCAAAGCCGGTGACGCGGAGCAAATCATCGGCACTCCGCTCACGGAAACTCCGTGGATTACGCGCAGCCAAGCCGAGGAACTGGCCTACCTGCGAATTCGTACCCTTGAGCAGCTAGCGAATGTGGGGGATGATGTTTGCACCCGTATCCCCGGCCTGTTCAAGCTGAAACAGCGGGCGCAGGCGGCGCTGGAAAGGGCAGAGAGAACTGCCCCCTTCCTCGCCATGCAGGCAGAGAATGAAGCCATGAAAAATCGCCTTGATACAATGGAAGCTACCATTGCCGATCAAGCTGCGATTATCAAGAGGCTTGAAAAGAAGGGGTAAGTCATGGCCGTTCGGGCATCTGTGCTGACCATCGTAAATCAAGCCCTGCAAGAGATTGGTTTGCCGCAGGTGGAAACGACTATCTCTCCGTTCGACGATCAGACCGGGTTCCAAACGCTCGGTCTGGTCAACGCTTTGGGAACACAGCTTGTCAAGGGACACGATTGGCAGTTCCTTGAAAAATCACAGCAGTATATTGGGGATGGGATTGTGTCGGAATTTGACCTTCCCCCGGACTTCGGGCGCATAGTCAATCAGACCCAGTGGACTTCAACCAATCGCCGCCCCATGTTTGGCCCCGTGTCTCCGCAGGGCTGGTCATGGGTTAAGAACGGTATTGTATCTGTCGGCGTGTATTACCGCTATCGGATACTGGACAACAAGTTCCAAGTGTTTCCCATTCCTGCTCTCGGTGAGAAAATTGACTTTTACTATATCTCCCGCAACTGGGTCTTTGACCCGGATATCGCGCCTTCGGGGGGATACAAAGACAAGCTCACGAAGGACAATGATGAGCCTGTATTTGACAACTTTCTGATGTGCGCTGGAGTCAAATACAAGCTATGGGCTGCAAAGGGCATGGAAGCAGCAGAGCTTGGCCGTGAGTTTGAATACATGCTTACTGCCGAGAAAGGGCAGACCCAAGGTGCCCCCGTTATCTCGCTGAACCGTCAGTGGGATTATCTCTACATTAGTGGTCAGAACGTACCGGACGGAAGCTGGAATGTTTAAGGCAACGCTAGGGCCACAGAGAGTCAGTCAGGCGCTTGGCGTACAAGCGCCAACGGGCGGTCTTAACGATCTTGACCCCCTTTCCAACATGGGGCCGGAGTTCCTGATTGACGTAATGAATTTCTACCCTGATACTGGGGTGCTTTCCGTGCGCCCCGGCTATCAGGAATGGGCTACCGGCATGGGCGGCGCTGTAAGAACCATCATGCCATACAATGCCGCTGATGGTTCTGTTAAGATATTTGCCTCTACGGATGCAGCTATCTTTGACATTACTACCTCAATGGCTAACCCTCCTATCTCTGAGAATGACCGCGTTAATAGCAATGGCGCTTGGATTGACACAAACTTTGCCAATGCTGCGGGGCAATTCTTGGTCGCAGTAAATGGCAAATCCGCTATCTATTATGACGGCACGGCATGGGGCAGCTTCCTACCGAATATAGCCCCCGATGCTATCGGTGAGATTGGGGGCGGCGTTGACCCTAATGATTTCTCCTACGTTCTGGTGCATAAGGGACGGCTCTGGTTCATCGAAAAGAATACCATGACTGCATGGTATCTGCCGATTGATTCAATGGGCGGCGAAGCCAAACCGTTTTTTGTCGGTGGCCTATTCAAGCGCGGCGGGTATCTGACCATGCTGGCTCGGTGGTCTGCGGATACGGGTGACGGTCTGGATGATCGCATAGTATTCATTACTTCGATGGGAGAGATTGCATCCTACTCCGGCAATGACCCCGAAAATGCCGAGGATTGGTTCCTTGATTCCATCTGGTATATCGCGCCCCCTCTGAGCCTTCGTTCTGTTGCGGATTATGGCGGCGATATATTGTTCCTTAGCCGCCGGGGCCTAGTGCCGCTGTCCTCGCTGGTGACAAATAGCATCACGGAAATTCTGTATTCCAATACGCTAACCCGGCGTATCTCTCGCACCCTGATTAAGCTGGCCGCGCAGAGCGCACCCTATCCTATAGAAATAGCGGTTCACCCTGACTCTGCATGGGTGGTAATATCCCTTTTTGATACAAAGGCTCCTACCGAATTCGGTAGCTTCGGTATGCCGGTTCAACTGGTCATGAATTTCTTGACCGGCGCATGGGGCAAGTTTGATTATCCATGCCGGACTACCCGTACCGTTGACCGCAATATTTTTCTCGGCGCAGATGGAAAGGTATTTGTTGTTACTCCTGATGCCTATAAAGATAATGTTCTGCTTGACGGCTCTGGCGGCGACCCGATTGAGGCATATGCGTTCAGCGCGTATAGCTATCTTGAGAACCCAACGGCCAACAAACATGCCAAGCTGATTCGCCCGGTATTCCATACAGAAGTGAAGCCCTCGTTCCGTATGCGCGTCTTACCCGACTTCCGACTTGACCCGTACCTCACTACTCCATCCCCCGGTGTAGCCGCTGGCAATGCCAAATGGGATATCGCAGAGTGGGACTTGGCTAACTGGGGCGGCTACGAGAACGTCTATCGCCCGTGGGTTTCAGCTAACGTACTGGGCTACGCATTTGCATGGCAGTTGCGCGTGTCCACTTCCTCATCCTTTGGAGTGGCAGCTTTGGAATGGGTGCATGAAGCGGGAGGCTTGGTATGAGCCGCTGGATTAACAGTGACCCGAATAACCTTGCGACCCTTGCAAGTATCATGGATATCGTGCCTACGGAAAAGGCCGTATGCCTGCTGGAGTGCGAGGGAACCGAGGTCATTTGCGGAGCCTTGTTTGACGGCTTCAACGGAGCTTCAATTCACGGGCATATCTGGATAGAGGAAGGCAGGGTTCCGTCGCGCTTATTCTGGTTCGCTATTTATGACTATCCTTTCCGCCAGTGTGGTGTGGATAACCTGATTGGTACGGTTGTATCCTTCAATGAGAAGGCACAGAAGTTGGTAGAACACTTGGGCTTTCGGCTCAACTCGGTTGTTCCGAAATACTACCCGAATGGCGCAGATATGATGCTGTATGTCTGCACAGTAGAAACCGCTGGCCGGTGGGAGAAGATTCGACCGGCAGGCGTCATGGTCAAGGAGAATTAAGATGGGTGGCCTGTTTGGGAAGAAACCTAAAGCGCCTAAAATCCCTGACTATGTTCCGCTAGTCAAGAATCAGGCCGCAGAGCAGCAGCAATTTTTGCAGAAGCAGACCGAGGCTAATCGCCCCGATCAAATGACTGCGTTTGGCTCGCTCAAATGGTCGCAAGACCCGGCTACTGGCCGCTGGACACAGACCGAAGCCCTGAGTGCGCCACAGCAGGCCGCGCTTGACTCCGCGCAAGGGCTTCAAACGTCCATGTTTGACCGACTCAAGGGGCAGGCGGCGTGGGATGGTGGCCCTGCCATGCCTACCTATGATGAACTGTCCGGCGAAAAGCACGGTCAGCGGTTGGCCGAATCGCTTATGGCACGGGTACGGCCACAGCAGGCCGCACAGCAATCGCAGATGCAGACCAAGCTACGCCTGCAAGGACTACAGCCGGGTACGGCGGCGTATGACCGTGCCTATCAGAACATGCTTACTTCGCATGGTGACGTAGGCGCGCAAGCTGAACTGCAAGGCATGTTGGCAGGCGCGCAGGAATCGCGCGATATCTACAACACGCAACTGGGCGGTCAGCGGCAGGGCTATGAACAGTCCATGCAGAACTATATGCTGCCTTGGCAGCAGGCTCAGGCCGCGCAAGGTCTTGTCGGCGGTGTCAAGACCCCCGGTTTCCAAGGCTTCAACACAGCCGGAGAGGCACAGGCGGCAGACGTTACCGGGGCCACTCAGCAGGGCTTCGCGCAGAAGGCACAGCTATACAATCAGCAGATGCAGTCGCGCGATGCCAAGATGAACTCTATGGCTTCTCTCGGTGGCGCTGCTATCAAGGCATCTGATATTGCACTCAAACAGGATATCGAACAGATCGCAGATGAAGCCGCATACAATACCATGCTTTCCCTTATCCCGATTAGCTGGAAGTGGAAGGACACCAAACTGCCGGATGCTGGTATCTCCGCGCAGCAGGTATTTGACCTCGTTCCTGAGCTTGTATCCAAATCGGCAGATGGATTCTTGCAGGTCAACTACACCGGCTTGTTCGGCATACTGCTAGGTGCCTTCCGGCACATGGCTAAACAGGAGAGGGAACATGGCGTTCTATGACCAAGGTGGAATGGGCGAGCAGCCGATGGGCGGTGGGGGTGGCGCGGCTCGCAAGCCCCGCAAGGGTGGCTCGGCTGCGGCTGTGCCGGGGCAAATGACCAATACGGCCATGCCCGGCACTCAGCAACTTTCGGCTGTGCCGCAAGGGATGGAACAGGGTGCAAACTTTGCTCCAATGCCGGGGCAGGATGCCTCGGCACAGGCCATGCAGGGTAGCGTTGGTGGTTATGGCGGGCCAATGGGTTCGGGTACTCCCCTACCCGGTTTGCCACCTCAGCAGGGCGGTATGACTTTCCAGCCGGGGTTCCAGCAGACGCAAGACCCCGGTATGGCAGGCTCGTTAGGCGAGCAGCCGATGGGTACACCTTTGAACAAACCCGGTAAGCAGGGTGGCGCTGCTGCTACTCCTTCTCCCGGTGGCATTATGCCCCCCGGTAATCGCTTCGGTATGGGCGGTGGTATGGGCGGTGGTATGGGCGGTGGTATGGGCAGTCCAATTAGCCAGCGGCTCAAGGCAATGGCGCTCCGTAACCGGGGCAAGATGGGTGGCGGAATGATGGGCGGTGGAGGGTACTGAAATGGCATACAATCCTTTCATGCTGGAAGAACTGTCTCCGAGTGCTGCCGATATCAAGAAGCGGCAGCGCCTTGCAAAAGCCTTGCGGGAAGCGCAGGGTGAGTTCAAGGACGTTCGGACGGTAAAGACCCCGGAGCTACAGCGTTCTGTGCATGGCGGATTGTTTGATACCGTACCCATGTACGCGCCTAAGTCCACACTGGGCACAATCGCAGAAGTTGGCGGCGGCCTTCTCGGTGAATACTTGACTGGTAAAAAGGCCAAGAAAGCCGAGGAAGATTACGATACGGCTATGACGGAAGGCGCTATCAGGGCCAGTCAGCAGATTGGCGCTGACGGGTTGCCGGTCAGTCAGCCTGCTCAGGGTTTCATGAGTCAGGGCCGTATGGGTAAGGGGCTTGAAGCGGCTGGCTTCCCGGCCACTGGCGCTCCCCCTGCTGGCACAATGACAGGAGGGCCGGAGGCTGCTACTGCTCCTGCCCCCTTTCAGGAAAAGGGCGGCGGGTTGGCTGAGGAATTGGCTGGCGCCGACTTAGGCATTGAAGCCCTAGACGCATTGGCCTTGTATGAGGGCGACCGTGGCCGCGCTCTGGATGATAACCAGATGCGCGAATTCCTGCATACCGGGAAGGTGAAAACTCCCGACTCACCGGAAGCGCCCCCTGCTCCCCCGCGTAATCAGGATGAACTTGCCGCTTATCTCGGTATCGGCTCGGGCCAGAATCCAACGGTCATGCCGGAGCCTGCTGCACCACAGCCGGTCAAGATGAACATTGCAGGACTTTCCCCTGAGCAAAATCAGAGGCTTGGACAGGCGGTTGCGGCGCTAGAAACTCAGAACCTTCCACCGGCTGAGTTTGAGAAGAAATTCAAGGAGGCTATGGCTGCGGAAATGATGCAGGGCGCACCCCCGGAAGCGGTCGCTCAGGCACAGGCCGCTGGCACTACCTCGCTGCCAGTTCCCGGCGCGGCTGACCCTTTGGCGGGTATTCAGGCTGCGGCTCCGGCTCCACCGGCTGAACCGAGTGGAGCGGCTACCGATATCAATGCTATGCTCGGCATGGCTCCCCAAGGTGGCGGCGGTGGCGCTCCTATGGCTGGCCCCGAAGGCACAGTTCCAAATGAGCAAGCTCTACGCGCCTATCTCGGCCTGATTGGCGAGGAAGGCGCAACCGGCCTTATCGGCAAGGCTCCGCATGTATCGTCCAAGTCCATTCTTTCGGACAAGTCAATCGTCCTGCATATGTCTGATGGTTCCATGCGTCATACTGGCCGGAAAGCCATTCATGACGGCACGAATTATCGGGATGATTTGACCGGCGAGATTATCAATGTGTCTGGTGGCGTTGCTTCCAAGGTAACGGAAGGCCAGCCGGATACAACTACCGACCCGAATACGCTCCAGCCTAATCAGCCTCAGCCTCCGGCTCCCCCGGCGGCTCAGACACAGGCTCCGGCAGTCACTCCCTCGGCTCCGGCTGTCGCGGGTGGCCCTACTCCATCCATGACGGACGGCGTATCTGCCCCCATGACTGGCGGCCCTCCGGTGCCTCCGACTCCGGCTGCTACGACTGGGGCAGCGCCTATCAGAATGAGTACCGCCGCGCAAGTGGAATTTGCAAAGAAGAACGCTCAAATTACGGCAGAACTCGGGCAGGCCGAAGGGCTTGCTTGGGCCGCTGGTACAAAGGCTGCTGCGGAGGCGGAAGCCAAAGGCGATATCGAATTCCGGCAGTTTGCTCGGGATGCGTTGCCGAAGATGGATATGGGTCTGGATAGGCTGAACAAGGATATCCCGGCCCTAGTCAATCATCCCGGCCTGCCGGTGATTGTCGGCAAGGGCGTGTGGGCCAAACTGGGTAACGTCCCATTCAAGGACTTGGTGCATGATATTGGTCTATCCAATACTGCTGCCGCTGACGCTTTGGCAAGGCTGGAGCAGATGAAGGGCCAAGTGTTCTTGCCTGCCTTTGAGTATATCAAAGGTGGTGGTCAAGTTACCAATCTTGAGGGCGATAAAGCGCAGAACGCTATGGCTCGTATGAGCAGGGCGCAGACCGTTGAAGCCTTTACGGAAGGTATGAGAGACTTCCACCAAGCCTATATTGATGCTCGGCAGAAGCGTTGGGAGATTGCACAGGGCAAGTATGATTTGAGGCAGTTCCGTCCCGGCGGTGAAAAGAGCGGGGCGATTGCTCCGGTAACGAATCCACTTGATAAGCCGCCAGCGCCCCCGGTAAGTGATGCAGAATTTGAAGATGCAATGAAGCTGTTCGGAGGCTAAAATGGCTACCCGTGCGGAAGTTCAAGCGGCAATCAAAAAGGCGGCGATAGCTGCACGGGATACTAGTAACCCGGAGCGGGCCGCGCAGGCTATGGCTGCGGGCCGCGCTTTGTACGCTAGATATCAGTCCATGCCAGAGGACACGGCTCCGGCTACTGCCCCGGAGCTTGGCAAGCTAGGCCAGCCAAAGGTTCCGGTTGACGCGCAGGGCAATATCATAAACTCCGTGGGCCGTATCCCCGCCCCCGGAAAGCGGGAGTCTGCCTTGACTGGCAACCCCATTTATGATGCGCTGGCGGGCTTCGGTGAGACCTATGATTCTACATGGAGAGGTATCAAGCAGATTGCAACCGACGACCCTGCCGAAACTGCCCGCCTGAAACAAGATGAAGCCGATGCCCGTTTGACCAATACAGAATTGGACGACTCCACGGCAGGTCAAATCGGTAAGTTCTTGGGCTATGGCTCACAGCTTGCTGTCCCCGTTGCGGCTGCTGCTGCGGCCCCCGCTGTGATTGGTGCTACTGGCCTTGGCGCTGGATTGGCTACGGTTGGAGCCGAAGGGCTGGCCGGGGCTGGCGTTGCGTCCTTGGCTCCGATCACAGGTGAGGAAAGCCGCACTACCAATGCACTATATGGCGGCGCTATCAATGCTGCGATACCTATGGGATGGGGCGCGTTTAAGGCGCTGCCTGTTTTCAATCCTTTGCGTAGAGGCATAGCCGAAGCGGCTGAAAAGGGTGTTAAGTCACGGGTAGAGGCGCTGAGAAAGGCGGCGGGTAAGCAGATCGGGGAGCTATCGGAAACTGCCTCCGTTAAACTACAGCCCTATGTTAGTGAAATGAAAAGAATTCGGCAGACTTATGGCCCGTCTATGGCTGACCCGCATAAGGGTGTCGCCGGGTCAGGTCAAAGTCTCAATGAACTGATTAACCTTGGTGAGAGAGGTGCGACTATCCTTAAAGACCGGGTTCAAGCCCTGAGAACTTCGGCCCTGAGAAACGCTACTGAGGCTAAAGGTCAGGCTCAGACCGGATTTGAGCATATGCAGCGGCTCATTGATGATGCCATAGACGCTGGCCTGCCCACCAATAAAGCGGTCAAGCAAATACAAAAGGCCCGGACACAGTATCGAACCGCTCAGGAAATAGCGGAAGCGGAAGCCCGGAAAAAGGCATTGGATTGGAAGGCAGCGGAAACGGCTGCAAAGCTAACGGTTGGTGGCGAAGCCGAACGGTTCATTAGCCACTGATACTGGAGAACTAAAATGCCTCGCAATGGTAGTGGTTCATATCAACTTCCCGCTGGCAATCCGGTTGTCACTCAGACGCTAATCACTAGCAACTGGGCGAACACAACCATGAATGACCTTGCGGCAGCGATTACCCAATCGCTTTCCAAGGATGGTCAGACTGTGCCAACGGCTAACCTGCCAATGGGCGGGTTCCGGCATACGGGTGTTGGCGACCCCGTACTGCGGGATAACTATGCCTCTCTCGGATGGGTACAGGACGGTAAACATACACGCCTGACAGGGGTAGCCGGTGTCAATGCAATTACCGCTACCCTTCCCGGTGGCGCTAGCGCGTTCACTGTCGGCCAGATCGTGCAACTGATTCCGACCTCAACCAATACCAGCGCCGTTACCCTGAATGTCAATGGCATCCCCCTTGGGGGCGGCAATCCGAACGTGCCTATCGTTACGGATATCGGCAGCGCGTTGGCTGCTGGCAACCTGATTGCAGGCCGTACCTATCTACTGTCCTTCACTGGTGCTACATGGCAGATCATTTCCGCCAGTGGCGGCGTAGCTGGTTTTGCTCAGGCTGCTATGACTGGTTGGGATAGGCCCATTAGTGGCATCTATCCTTCGATTACGCTGGTCAATCCGACTACCGTTTTCGTACCGGGCGGCACGGGGCGTATTGTCAAGCCCTCAGCGCGCGACCTTTCCGGTGTGCGGGAGGTAACGTGGGCCGGTCAGAATGTGACCATTGAGAACGTGGCCGTTGACTGGACTACTACACTGGGGGTCAATTCCAACGGCCAGATCATCCAGCTTACCGGCAACTTTAGTCCCAACTGGGCGCGTGATTATATCATGCTCGGTACGGTCGCTCACTTGAACGGCCAGATCAATGAGATTACTACGCAACCAACCATCTATGGCGATATGACTTATGCCGCCTATGATACGGCCTACCTTCTCAACAACACTTTGGTATCAGGCGGTAAGGTCTTGGCTAACGCTGCCAGTCCCTTCCATATTGATATTCAGGCCGGTATCATCTTCTCGCTTGGCCGAGATTCGATTGACCTTAACGGCCCGAACACGGGGAATTTCCCGGCGGTGTTCGACCTCAGTTTCTTCCCCATTACTGGTACTAGCGGCATTAGTGCTGCCACTCAGAATGTCCCGGTCACGCAATACGACCCCCTTGGCGCGGGTGTTATAACCGCGATACCGGGCGGGGCCACGACGGCGACTATTCATAGGCTTTTCCTTGTGGCTGGTGAGTATGTCTTGCTGTACGGCCAAGCGGCATATGCTGACCTTATCTCCGCGCTGTCGCAACTGAGCGTGGATGATGCCAGTCTAGTCTATCCGGCGAAGCTGGTCAATGCAACCATGCTCTGCTACATTGCTGTGCAGAAGAATTGCACAGACCTCAAGAACACAGCTACGGCCCGGATTGTCGCCAAAGGTGGCACGAATTTCAGCATTGGTACGGCGGGGTCTATCTCCGAAGCTCCGATCAACGGCCTTCTGTATGGCCGGGTGAACGCTGCATGGGCTGAGACTGTCCCGGCTCCTGTTGGGCCGCAGGCAACGCTGCGCCAGATATACTACTATACCAATACGTTTGCCCGGTGGTCGGAAGGGGCAGATGATATCGCTGAGGGCGGCGCAAATACTGGTTCTAACTGGGTGCTGCGGCGCTATACGGACGCTGGCGGTCTGCTCGGCACGGTTATGGAGATTGACCGGGCCACGGGGGCTGTGTTTATTGACGGCCCTGTTAGTGTCCAAGATACTATCTTCATGGACACGGCTCTTGGTCAACCCCTGTCGGTCTATGCTATCGGGGCTGGTCTGCCTGCCAATGGTGCGACTCCCGGTATCCGCGCGGCCAATTACGATACGTCTGCCGGTGTCAATATCGCATTGTCTTTCAGTCACACAGACAGCGGCAATGCGGAGCGTCATGCTGCGAGTATTGTATGCGGTAAGGAAGGCCCGTGGACTGGCGGCTCTGGCCTGTATCCTGCCTACCTGAGTTTCTATACTCGGGTGTCTGGTGGCGCTCAGGTAGAGTCTTTCCGTGCCAATTCCAATGGTTCGGTGACGTTCAACTTCGGCACTACATTCACCGGGGCTGCTACGTTCAATGGGACTGCTACATTCAATGGTGCCCTTTCCATCCCTGCTGGATTGACTGGCCCGATTACAATTTCGGGGGCTTCCCCTGTCTTTACCGTAGTCCCGGTTAGCAATGCTGCGGAGGCTCGGATTCGGGCGGGTGATTTCTCGGCCACAGTCGGCCTGTCTAATCTCTCTAACGTGGAGTCTGTCGGCGCACGGAACGATGCCAATGCAACCTTTGGCGGTCGCTTCGGTGCTGGCTTCCGGCGCACGGATGGTATCGCTATTGCCAACGGTCATACGACTGGTATTATGGCCTTCGGCGGTCAGTGGGGAACGGGAACTTCGTGGAACCAAACTCAGTTCCTTTACGCTGCCTCTGTCTGCGGCGTTGCAGAGGGTAACTTTACCTCTGCTGTTGCTATGCCGATGGGCTTGTCCTTCCGTACTGGTTCGACCGGCGACCGGCTTGATGGTGTAAACCTCAATTACGGTATAGAGCGTCTGCGGATTAGTGCAGCAGGCTTGGCTACCTTTACAGGTAACGTAGTCTCTGCTGACTACTTTGCTACCACGAATGGCAATGCCGTATTCGGCCCTGCTGGTTCCGGCAATGTTATCCTGCGGCCACAAGGGCCAGCGGGGGCTACCGGCCAAGTGCTGATTACCAATGGCGGTGAGCTTCGGGTTACGGCTGACTATGTAGCCACTGGCCTGATTGCTACCCTTGCTGCCACTGGCGCTGGCTCGGTTCGACTGCGGCCAAATGGCGTGGCTTCGGCGGTCGGTGAGTTGAGCGTTGCTACTACTGGTCTTGTTAATCATGGCAATCTAGCCATTAATACTGCTGCGGTATTGACTACTGCCCCGATTGCTATTTCCGGTGCCTTCACGGCCACCGGGCGACAAATCCTTATGACCAATACGGATACGTCAACGGGTTCGCTGTTCGGGTTTGTGCTGAAAGCGGGTACTGGCATAGGCTCTACCATAAGTGACTACGCTCCTGAATACAATGGCCTTGTCATGTTCACTGGCAAGCTCGGTATCGAAGGCCCGAATAATGGTATTGCATACTCCGCGTTGGGTGCCGCTGGCACACATACATGGTATCAGGGCGCGGCCCGTACACTAAGAATGACACTCGGTTCAACTGGCCTGAGCATCGTAGATGGTATTGGTTTCTATGGGACGGCTGCTCAGGTTAAGCAGACGGTGACAGGTTCAAGGGCTGGTAACGCTGCCCTGACTAGCCTGCTGACGGCCCTTGCCCTCTATGGCCTGATTACCAATTCGTCTAGCGCGTGAACCGTTAAGACTGTACCCTCTGGCCTGAACGCTCACGCTGACAGGCCGGGGGGACGCCCTATAGCTTGGGGGAGCTATCCGAGGGGGCATCCTACAGGTACATAGGCCGGGTAAGGACACCGGCTTTCTGCCTGCTTTATCCTGACACCTTCGCCAAGGGGATTGGTTATCGGTGCCGAGGGTACAGACTTAACGCTTCTTATTCCATTCCTTAAACTCGTATGGAAGCGGTACGTCACCAACGTCTAAGTACGGGGAAGGAAATCCCAGTTCATTCATGATTGCCTGCGTGGCATCTTTGGCGAGAGCCATTACCAAAGGGCCGGGTGCATACTGGCCGCTGGCAATGAACGCTTCCGTGACTTCGATCAGGGTACGCTGATAGACGTTTAGCTGTTCGTATCTGACTTCGTTGGCGGCAGGCATTTTCCTACTCCTAAAAAAGCCACCGGGGATTGCTCCCCGGCAGCGTCAGGCACTA